AAGCAGATCCAGAGCAACGGGCAGGCCTTCGATGTGCTCGGCGTGAAAACGCGCGACGCGAGCGGCGCCTATCGGCCCGTCACCGAGCTGATGCAGGAGGTCAACGACAAGCTGGCCGCGATCAAGAACCCGATCGAGCAGAACATCGCCGGCCAGCAGGTCTACGGTCGGGGCTGGAGCGAGATCCGCGGCATCCTGCGCCTGACCAGCGACGGCATGACCGAGGCCGAGAGGCGCGCGCGCCAGCTGGGCCTGATCGTCGGCCCTGAAGGCGTCGCGATGAGCAAGCAGTACAGCATGCAGATGCGCGACCTCGGCCTGGTCGGCAAGAGCCTGGAAGTGCAGTTCGGGAATGCACTGCTGCCGGTGTTCACCCGTACGGGCAAGTTCCTGGGCGAGGAGGGGCCGGCGATGGGCAAGGTGTTCGCCACCGTCCTGGAAAGCATTCTGTTCGGAGCGTCCGCGATCTGGCTGGCGCTGAAGGACATGGGTGACGGCATCGGCGCACTGGCAGCCCAGGGGGCCGCGCTGCTCACCGGGGACCTGGAGGCGTTCCGCGCGATCGGCCGCGAGCGGGACGAGCAGTCCAAGAAGAACGAGGAGGCATACGAGCGACTGAAGGCCGGGTATGGCCAGGCACAGGCGCCCGCGTCCGTGCCGGCCGACCCGAATGTGAGCGGCGGCCCGAAGTACCGATTCAAGGAGAAGGGCGAGGCGGCCGAGAGTGCCGCGTCGTCGCGCATGGGCCAGTGGGAGGCCGCGCTCGCGGACAAGAAGTCCGCGCTGGAGCGCGAGGGACTGCTCGACGGCCAGTACCGCGAGCTGAGCAAGTCCGAGGAGCTGAAGTACTGGCAGGCGCTGAAGAGCATGCGCGGCCTGAGCGATTCAGAGAAGGTGGCGCTGCAGCGCAAGACGGCCGAGACCGAGATGGGGCTCATCCGCGAGACCTTCGAGATGCGGGTTGCCACCTTGCAGACCGAGGCCGCTGCATTCAAGAACAACACCGAGGAGCGCATGCGCATCGAGCGCGAGGTGCAGGCGATGTATGCGGCCGGCACGAAGGAATACGAGCAGTCCCAAAAGCGCATCGTCGAAATCCAGCGCCAAGCCGCCGACCAGGAGCGTGCCATTCGGGAGAGCCGCGTGCAGGCCGAGCGGGAGGCGCGGCTGCAGGTGATCGCGCTGGAGGAGCAGCAGGTCCAGGTGGCGCAGCAGATGGGCGCGCTCAACAACCAGCAAGCGCTCGCCCAACAAGAGCAGTTCGAGCAGCGGCGCAACGCGGTTGCGCTGGAGGCCCTGTTGCAGCGTCTCGAAACCGCGAAGCACGACCCGGACCGCAATCCGGTCGAGATCGAGAAGATCAACCGCGAGATCGAGCAACTGGAGTCCCAGCACCAGCAGCGCCTGGGCGCCATCCGCCAGCAGGCGGCCGTGGAGACCTCCAAGCCGATCACGGACACGTTCCGTTCGATCCAGAGCAGCTGGGCGAGCCTGATCAACAACCTGCTCAGCGGCACGCTGTCGATCGGTGGCTTCATCCGCGGGCTGTTCATGTCGGTCGGCCAGGCCGTGATCGGGACGCTGTCGCAGATCGCTGCCAAGTGGGCGGTGGATCTGCTGCTGGAGAAGGTGCTCGGCAAGGCCACGGCGATCAGCCAGATCACGGCCAACGCCGGCGTTGCCGGCGCCGCGGCCACGGCGAGCGCCGCGGCGATTCCGTTCTACGGGTGGGCGATCGCCCCTGAGGCCGGCGCGACGGCATTCGCTGCGGCCATGTCCTACCTGCCGTCGGCATCGGCTGCACAGGGATTCGACATCCCGTCCACGATCAACCCGATCGTCCAGACGCACGCCCGAGAGATGATCCTCCCGGCGAAGCACGCGGACGTGATCCGATCCCTGGCGGACAGCAGCGGGCCCGCTGTGCAGGCGCCTGCACAGCCGCCGGTTCAACTGCGCGGCGTGTCCGCCGGCGACTTCTTCGTCGCCGCCAGGCGCGATCTGATCGCCGTCCTGAATGGCGCGCGGCGCGACTTCGCCCTCACGAAATGAGCAACGCACTTCTCCCGACCCTGATCGGTCGTACCTGGCCATTCGCGCGCGCGCCCCGGTTCAGCACGACCATCAAGACCGCTGTCAGCGGACGCGAGTACCGCACGCAGAACTGGACCTACCCGAAGTACGAATGGAAGCTGGTGTACGAGGTCCTGCGCGAGTTCGCAGGCCTCACCGAGCAGCAGCAACTGATGGGCTTCATCAACGCGCGCGCCGGAAGCTACGACTCGTTCCTCTTCAACGACCCCGACGACTTCGGGGTGTCGCTGCAGGCGATCGGCACGGGCGACGGCACGAACAAGCTGTTCCAGCTGGTGCGGACCCGTGGGGGCTTCCTGGAGCCGATCTTCGACCTGAACGGGGCGCCGTCGATCTTCGTCAACGGCGTGCTCAAGGCCTCGCCGGCGGACTACTCGGTGAGCAGCTCCGGCCTGGTGACGTTCGTCAGCGCGCCGCCCGCCGGCCAGATCGTCACGGCGACCTTCAGCTACTACTGGCGGGTGCGGTTCCAGAAGGACGGGGCGGACTTCTCGCAGATGCTGTGGAAGCGCTGGGAATTGAAGGACCTCAGCTTCATTACCGCCAAGTCATGAGAACACCCTCTTGGGAATCCAGCGCCGGCGCGCTGGTGGCCTTCCTGAACTCGGCCACGCAGCGGGTCACTGCCGACCTGCTCACCATCACGCTGACGAGCGGCCAGGTCCTGCGCTACAGCGGCGGCGATCAGCCGATCACGGTGAACGGCAACACCTTCGCATTGGGTCCGCTGATCGTGCGCAGCCGCACCAGCCTGCGGGTGGGCATCGACGTCGACTCGCTGGACCTCACGCTCAGCTGCGATTCGTCGGTGCAGGTCAATGGCAGCCCTTTGCTCGCATTCGCCCGCCTGGGGGGCTTCGATGCCGCGCGGGTGGTCTTGGAGCGTGCTTACGCGGCGTCCTGGGCATCCGGCGTCGTGGGGACCGTGGTGCTCTTCTCAGGCCGCGTCGGGCCCGGCATGCCGACGCGCTACGACGTGCGCTTCACCGTCAAGAGCGACTTGGAGCTGCTCGACGTGATGGTGCCGCGCAACGTCTACCAGGCGAGCTGCCTGAACGACCTCTTCGAGCCCAGCACGTGCCGCATTCTCAGAGCGGCCTATACGTCGGCCGGCACTGCGACCGGTCCGACCGACCCGACGCAGACAGTCTTTGCCAACACGCTGATCAACGGCGGCGGCTGGTTTGATCTCGGCGTGGTGCGTTTCACCTCGGGCGCAAATATTGGCCTGAGCCGCACCGTGCGCTCGTACCAGCCCGGCAGCCTGACCGTCATCGCACCGTGGCCGTTCCCCGTCGCCAACGGCGACACCTTCACCGCCTCGGCAGGCTGCAACAAGACCCTGCTGCAGTGCGAAGCCAAGTTCAACAACCGCGTCAACTTCCGCGGCCAGCCCTTCATTCCCGTCCCCGAGACGGTCACCTGACATGACGGAACAAGAACAACGATCGGCTGTCGCGGCCGAGGCCCTGTCGTGGCTGGGCACCGGGTACCACCACCATGCGCGGCTCAAAGGCGTGGGCGTCGACTGCGCGCAGATCCTGTGCGCCGTGTTCGAGGCTTGCGACCTGGTCGATCCGATCGACACCGGGTACTACGCGACCGACTGGCACTTGCATCGCAACGAGGAGATGTACGAGCAATGGCTCGCGCGCTTTGCGAAGCGGGTCGAGGTTCCCCGCGTCGGCGATGTCGCGATCTTCAAGTTCGGTCGATGCTTCTCGCACGGTGCGGTCTTCGTCAACGACGACCAGGTGGTGCACGCGTACATCAACACCGGCGTGATGCTGAACCGACTGTGTGAGGCGCCGCTGCAGGGGCGTGACGTGCACTTCTGGAGCGTCTGGGCATGAGCGGCGGCGGAACCATCTCGACGTCGGAAACCCGAATCGAGGCACTGAACCTGCAAAGCTCGGCCTATGGCGTAACCATGGCCGTGTTCTACGGCTTGTGCAAGGGCTCGGGGAATCTGGCCTGGTACGACGGCTTCAAGGCGATCGCGCACACCACGACGCAAAGCGCCGGCGGCAAGGGAGGCGGGGTCAAGACCCAGAACACGACGTACACCTACAGCGCGAGCGTTCTGCTCGGGCTGGGCGAAGGGCCGGTGCTGGGCGTGCCACGGATCTGGCGCGGGAAGAAGCTGTACAGCGGCGGCTGGGACCCTTCGCAGATCGTCCGCACGTCCGAGCTGTATACGCCGCCCGGCAGTGGAACGATGTCGTACGGCCTGCTGCACTCGTCGACCTTCGCGGCGATGGTCTCGGTGCGCGTGTCAGGTCGAGGCGCCTGGCTGGTCGAGGGCATCGACTACACGGCCGCGTCGACGGGCGTGGTCACCGTCCTCAACGACGCCTACCGTGGGGTCACGCTGACGATCGTCTACCAGTACTTCAGCGGCACGACGACTGACACGGCGCTGGAGCAGCTGGGGATGTCATTCAACAGCGGCTTCGTCAGCCAGCCCACCTGGTCGTACCTGACATCCAACTATGCCGCCCAGGCACTGGGGTACAGCGGCCTGGCCAACGTGACGGGACAGGACTATGACCTCGGAACCGGCGCGCAGGTGGAGAACCACCTGTTCGAGGTGCAAGGGCGCTTCGTGTACTCGCTCGGCGCGAGCACGCCCGATGTCGACCCGTCGGCGGTGGTGCTGGACCTGCTGACGAACAACCGCTTCGGCGCGTGCATGCCGGCGGCCCGCCTGGACGGCTTCAACGACTGGTCGGACTACTGCGTCGCGGCAGGCCTGCTCGTTTCGCCGGCGCTGACGGAGCAGGTGGCAGCGTCAGAGATGCTCCGATCCGCTGCAGAGCTGACGAACAGTGCCGTGGTGTGGAGCGCCGGCACCCTGAAGGTGATCCCGTACGCCGATGCCCCGCAGACTGGCCACGGCCGCACCTACACGCCAAACGTCACGCCGGTCTACGACCTCACCGACGACGACTTCCTGAACCTGGAAGAGCCGGTGAAGGTCACCCGGGGCGCTGTGAGCGACGCGTACAACCACATCCGCGTCGAGTTCCTGAACCGCGACAACCAATACAACCCGGAGATCGCGGAGGCGAAGGACCAGGCGCACATTGAGACCTACGGCCTGCGCACGAAGCCGGTGATCCAGGCGCACTGGATCTGCGACCCGAGTGTCGCCCGCAACGTCGTGCAGTTGATCCTGCAGCGCTCGGTGTACGTGCGGAACACCTATGCGTTCCGCCTGCCTTGGACGAAGGCCCTTCTGGAGCCGATGGACCTGGTCACCCTGACGGACGCGGGGCTGGCCATGAACAAGCTGCCGGTGCGCCTGATCCAGGCGGATGAATCCGACGATGGCGAGATCGAGTGCGCTGCCGAGGACTTCCCGCTGGGCGTCGCGACCGCGGCCCTGTACCCGAACCAGGCAGGCCTCGGCTACCAGGCGGACTACAACGCGAGTCCCGGCAGCGTTGACGTGCCGGTGTTCTTCGAAGCACCCGTGGAGCGCACGGCGAACGGTCTGGAGGTGTACGCCGCAGTCAAGGGCTCGGGCGCGCTGTGGGGTGGCTGCAGGGCCTGGGTGAGCCTCGACGGCACCAACTTCAAACAGATCGCCACGCTGTACGGCGGTGCGCGGTACGGGCGCCTGACGGGGCCGATCGCCGGCGGCACGCTGCCCGTGAGCACCTCGGGCCAGCTGATCAGCGGCAGCTCCGCAGACGCGTCCGCGTTGAACACGCTGTGCTACATCGGCGGCAGCTCGCCCGAGTATGTTGCCTACCAGGTCGCCACCCTGACTGGCGCCGGCGCCTACAACCTGACGGGACTGCTGCGCGGTGCTTTCGGCACATCGCAGGCGACTGCACATGCGACGAACGATCCCTTCGTGCGGGTGGACGAGGCGATCGCCAAGAGCGGCGACCTGGACCTGTCGTACATCGGGAAGACGATCCAGTTCAAGTTCACGTCGTTCAACGTGTACGGCGCAGCCGAGGAGTCGCTCGCGGTGGTGCCGGCGTATGCCTACACGATCACGGGCGTGATGGCGAAGCTGCCGCCATCGGCGCCGACCGGCTTGACGGCAGTGCCAGAGCCGTTCGGCATCCGGATCAGCTGCGCCAAGAATCCAGAGCCCGACGTGGTTCGGTACGAGTACCGGCAGGGTGCCGCGTGGGCGAGCGCGGCATTGCTCGAGCCCGCTGGCGGCACGAGCTACCTCTGGCAGATCCAGGCGCTCGGCAGCTACACCGTGTGGGTCGCTGCGGTCGACGCGCTGGGCAACTACAGCACGCCGGTCAGCGCGTCGACCTCGATCGGCAGCGGCACCGTGGGCTCGTTCTCATCGGCCATCAGTGGAGTCAACCTGAACCTCACCTGGTCGGCAACCGCGGGCTCGTTCGCCATTGCGGGCTACGAGGTTCGCTTCGGCGCCACATGGGCGGCCGCAACGGTCGTGCAGTTCCTGCAGACGAACAAGTACACCGAGCTGGTGAAGTGGGGCGGGTCGCGCCAGTACTGGGTGGCGGTGGTCGACGTGAAAGGCAACTACGGCACGCCGGTGAGCCTGAACGTGACGATCAACCCGCCTGGCGCGGTCGGTGGCCAGCGGGCCGACGTGGTCGACAACAACGCGCTGCTCTACTGGACCGCGCCGACCACGGGTGACCTGCCGGTCGACAAGTACGAGGTCCGAAAAGGGGCGAGCTGGGCGGCCGGTACCGTGGTGGGATCGAACGGGAACTCGACGTTCACGGCCGTGTTCGAGCAGCAGGCGGGGACCTACGTCTACTGGATCACGGCCTACGACAGCGCCGGCACGGCAGGCACGCCGGCGTCGGTCACAGCGACGATCAACCAGCCGCCCGATTACGTGTTGAGGAACAGCTTCAACAGCGCTTTCGCCGGGACGAAGACGAACATGTTCATGGAGGCCGGCAAGCTCATCGGGCCGGTGAACACCTCGCAGACCTGGGCGACGCACTTCAGCTCCAACTCCTGGGCGTCTCCCCAGGACCAGGTGAATGCAGGCTTCCCGGTCTACATCGAGCCGAGCGTGACCGCCGGCGCGTACGAAGAGATCATCGACTACGGCGCGAACCTGCCCGCGACGATCATCACGGTCACGATCAACGCAACCGTGCTGGCGGGCACCGTGACGGCGACGCCGACCATCAGTTGGTCACCTGACAACGTCGCCTACACGTCGGCCGCGGCCGGAGTGAACCAGGTGCTGTCTCCGTCGGGCTTCCGGTACGTGAAGGTTCGCTACGACTTCACCTGCACCGCCGGCGCGAATGTGATCGCGGTCAGCGGTCTCAACGTGCGGCTGGCCAACAAGCTGAAGACGGACTCGGGGAAAGGTGCCATCACGACGGCGGCGAGCGGCGTGCTCGTCAACTTCAACGTCCCGTTCATCGATGCTGACACGCCGATCGTGCAGCCCGACGGCACCACACCACTCATTCCCGTCGTCGACTTCACCGACGTGCCATTCCCTTCATCGTTCACCGTCTATCTCTACAACACCTCCGGGGTGAAGGTGACCGGCACCTTCTCCTGGACAGCCCGAGGCTACTGACATGGCAATTGACTTCTCCAAGCCGGCGACCACCGACCTCTACGCGACCGGCTTCGTTCCAAACCTGCAAGGCAACCAGATCGGCTTGGCGCAGTGGCTCGACAGCGCGCAGACGGCCGTCAACGGTGCGGCGCCGACGTACGCCAAGCGGTACAACCGCACTAGCTCCGCGATCGAGGAGTTCAACGGGTCGGCCTGGGCGCCGATTGCGCTGCACGGGATCAACTATGGAAGCGGCAATCTCGGCGTTGGCGCGGCCCCGAGCACCCTGTCAAACATTGGTCCTTCGCTGCAGGTGCGCGGGCTGTCCAGCGCATTGGCGGGGCACATGGTGGCCGTCGACAGTGCGGCGGACGGATGGGTCGGGCTCTATTCGGGTGTCACTGCCTCGGACAACCCCTCCGTGGTCTGGAACAACACTGGCGCGCTGCGATTCGGCATCAGCACGGGAATCGGTGTCACCGGTTACTCGGAACTGATGCGCCTGACCGGCGGAGGGCGCCTTGGCATCGGCCGGGTGCCGACGGCTGGCCTGTTGGAAGTCGCAGGGAATGCGGGTCTGGTGGTCCCAAACAGCGCGAACGACATCAACTACGGCCTGACCATCACGTCCGTTGCCGCGATGCAGATGGGCTTCAACAACAGCGGCTCGACCAACGCCTTCGGCGCTCCGTCTGGAACGATGTACATGGGAGGCGCTCAGGGTGTCCCTCTTGTTTTCACCACGGCAGCAGCCGAGCGCATGCGGATCAACGTTGCAGGTGGCGTCGGAATCGGCGGAACAGCGGCGGCGGGCAACGCGCTACATGTGGTCGGCAATTCACAGATCGACAACGGGAACCTGACGTTCGGGGGAACGGGTGCACCGAGCGCATCGGGGCCGTCCATGTACCGGGTGGGCCCGGCCGACCAGTTGGCGATCGCTGTGAACGGCACGGAACGCATGCGGCTGGACGCGAGCGGCAACGTTGGCTTCGGTGGCGCTGCAAGCGGCGCGAAGGTCGAGATCTTCCTTGCGAACTCCGCGTTCCCTCCTGCGACGGCCGCGATGCGGCTGAACAACTCGGGAACGCAGACAGCCTTGGACCTCTACGCGGCCAGTGTCCTGGCCGGGCGGGTCCGAAGTGATAGCGGCGGCAACCTCAATCTCGTACCGACTGGCACCGGGAGCATCGTCTTCTGGGGAGGCGGGGACAGCGGCACTGGGCAGAATCGGATGAACCTCTCGGCCGCTGGGCTGCTTGCGATGCAAGCCGGGAACACATCCGGTGGTGTGCAGCTCCCCAACGCGCTGAACTCCAGCGGCACCGTCATGGACTGGTACGAGGAAGGCTCCTTCACGCCCACCGTCACCGGCACCACGAGCGCTGGCGCACCTGGTGCGTACTCGGTGCAGACTGGGCGCTTCGTCCGCTTTGGTCGCATGGTGTTCATCCACATCGAGGTAGGTTGGACGACCCACTCCGGTACTGGCAACACGCAGATCAACGGGCTTCCCTACGCCGCGGCGTTCTCCCAAAAGCCGCTACGAGCCGTGCCGAACCTCACTGGCCTCACCAACGATGCTTGGCGAGGACAGACCACCGCGGGCAGCACAACCCTGCTGCTGTACGGGAACAACCAGAACAGCGGCGCCAACTCGACGCGGTCTATCGCTGCGAACGACATCTGGGAAATCGACGGCTGGTACGAAGTTTGATCCTCACCACAGAAGCAAAACCATGAGCAACACCTACACCCTCGCGGCGGACCTCGTGCAGGCCATCGTGAACAACCTCAACTCGCAACCCGCCGCGTCGACGCGAGGCCTGCTGAATGCCATCGAGAGCGAATGCACGCGGCAAGACCAACTGCGCGCCGAGGAGGCCACGAGCAAGGAACGCGCAGCCATGCACGCGGAAGTGAAAGCGGAGATCCTCGCGTCCCAACGCGCGACGGATGAAGTGCAGGCGCCTGCACAGGTCGGGGATCCTGCCTCGCCGCCGCTGCCACCCATCAACGGCTGACTGCGCGCGCGCTCGAACTCAACCCGCTTCGGCGGGTTTTTTTCATTCCCAAAGGAGACACCCATGCCCCCGTTGCTGCCTCAAGACAAGGCCAATCACGGCGTCTACGGCGCGTTGATCGCCGCAGTCGTGCTGCTGCTTTCCGTCCTCACGCTCCTGACGCTGCGCAAGCTCGGCGTACCGACGCTGCTGTCGCCGCATCTGTGCGTGATGCTGTCCGTTGCGGTCTCAATCCTCTTCGCCTGGTGGAAGGAGTGGGTCTACGACGCGGCCCACGCGGATGTGCATACCGTCGACGTGCGCGACTTCTGGGCAACCGTCGCCGGCGCGCTGCTGGTGAACCTGCCTGCGTTCCTTCTTGCCTGCCTGGTGTAGCTGGCGCAGAGGAGGCACAGGAATGGACGAACAAGCTGAAAGCGCGCCGATCCCCTTCGAGCCCGATGAGCCTCTCGACTCCGACCCGACGACTGTAGAGGCGATCAATGCCCGCTTCGCACGTGGCTCGGCTCGCATGCTCCGGTTGGAGCAGGAGCTGCAGCGCAACACCGCGGCGACGAAGGCGAACCACGAGCAGCTGATCGAGAACACCGCGATGACGCGGGAGATGTACGAGATCTTGACGATGGCCAAGACCGGCATCGCGGCGATCGGGAAGCTCGGGAGAGGCCTGGCCACCCTCGGGCGCTGGGTCATCAACGCCGTCAAGTGGCTCACTCCGTTGGTAGTGGGCCTCGTCGCGATCTACCACGCGCTGGGCAGCTTGCTGCACGGCACGCCCCCCAAATGAAAGGATCACCATGAGCTTTGCTCTTTCGCAGCGCTCGCTGCGGTATCTCAACGGCGTGCACGCCGACCTGGTCAAGGTCGTGACGCGCGCAGCCGAAATGGCACCGGACGGTGTCGAGTTCGTCGTCACCGAAGGGCTTCGCACCTCGCTGCGCCAGGCTGAGCTGTTCAAGGTTGGGGCGACGCGGACCATGAAGAGCCGACACCTCGACGGGCACGCAGTCGACCTGGCCGCCTTGATCGCCGGCGAAGTTCGTTGGGACTGGCCGCTGTACTCGCGCCTGGCCGAGGTCATGAAGGCCGCGGCGCACGAACTCGGCGTCGAGCTGGAATGGGGCGGCGACTGGACGACGTTCAAGGACGGGCCGCATTTCCAGCTGACCTGGTCGGCCTACCCGTAGGAGGAACGCTACATGGAGGAACTCACGAAGCTACTCGGCAAGGTGGCGCCATGGCTTGCTGCAGCCGCCGCAGGACCGGCCGGCCTAGCTGGGATGGCCGTTAAGACGGTGGCCGATGCTCTCGGGGCCTCGGATACCACGGTGGCCAGCATTGCGGCCGCCGTCGCCGGGGCGTCACCTGAGCAACTGCAGCAGCTGAAGCTCGCGGAGCTGCAGTTCAAGGTCCGCATGCAAGAGCTGGGTTTTCAGCATGAGACCGACTTGGCCAAGATTGCAGCTGATGATCGAGCGAGCGCGCGGGATCGCGAGATCAAGACCGGCGACTCCATGACGCCTCGCATCTTGGCCGCCTTGTTTATCTCGGGGTGGTTTGGAGTGCAGTGGTTCCTGCTGCAACATGTGATCGCGTCCGAGATGCGCGAAATCGTGATGAGGTCGCTCGGCACGATGGACATGGCGCTGGGATTGATCCTGGGGTACTACTTCGGCAGCAGCGCCGGCAGCGCACACAAGAATGATCTCCTCGGACGCCAATCGCCGGGGGGGTGAACTGCGTCATGTCAGCCCAAGCGCTTCCTTGAACTGCGCGAGGTGCGCCCCGACTGCCCCTTCCTCGTAGTACCAGCGAACGAGCCATGCATCAGCCGATGGCCCATTGCCTTCCTTGAATCGAATGTGCTTCAGCAATCCATATCGATTGATCAGTTGGTGCAGGCCTTCCCCCGCAGGCGTCAGGCAGTTAATGAGGAGAAGGAAGAGTGCGTCAGCACCCAAGAGCGCCCGTGCGATGCTTGCGAACTGCTTCTTGTCATCCACCTCCAGACCAGAACGGTCGATCAAGGCAAAGACGTGGTAAAGCGAACGAAAGTAGGTGCCCAGCTGTGCTTCGTTTGCGGCGTACAGGCGGTTGAAATCCTGCGTGGCATACAGGCGCCCGGTGACCTGGTCGGTGTTGACTAGCGTCCAAGCGTGACCAAGCATCGAGCGGAGGTGGCCGACCGCCTCTTCAAGGGTGTAGCCGCGACCAAAGCGCAACGTGTTCGGCCAAGCGTCTGGAGTTCTCAGTTCCAAGTCGCGTGCGATGTCGCGATGCAGCGCCACCAGCTGGAAGAACAATGGTTCAAACGACTGTTGAACATGCTGGCGTTCGCTGATGCGCCACGTCTTGTTCTGGTAGTAGGCGCCAATGCCAACGCCCATGAACGCCAGGGCAGCGAAGAGGGCGCTGATGCCACCAAACAGGTCGCCTGTTTGGCCCAGTTCTTCAACAGTAATCGTCCCGTGTGGACCGTGCCGCAGGCGCGCGAACCACTCGACTCCGACGAGCCCCCAAGCAGCCCAAATGGATGTCAACAGAATCGACACGAGGACGCCGACAACCCAAGGCACTGCTTGGTGGTTCTTCCAGTTCCGCGACAT